ATTGACTATCAACCTGCTGCGCGGCGGCAAGGAGGAAGAGCCCATGTTCATTTCGGATCGCCGTCTCTTCTTGACGGCGGATAGAGAGCGCGTGGTGGAGGACGGTGATGTGGCGGCCCGCTTCCTCCTGGTAGGAAAGGGCGGCGAGTTACCGACCGCGGATGCAGAACGCTACGGCCTTCTGAAGCCGAAGGCAGTCGAAGGCCCGCCTGAGGACAAGGCCCCGCCGCCGCCGAAGAACAAGGCAATCAAGCGCGGGCGCAACAAGAAGAGGTAACAGATGGGCGATGTCTCCGATCCCTACGTGACGCTGCCCGAGTACAAGGCGCGGGTCGGCATGACGAATGCTGACCATGATGAAGAGTTGAAGGTTCAACTAGAGGCGGCCTGCAACTTCATCTTCCATGAATGCGGCGACCGCTTCTTCACCAAGGATGCAGCGGTCGTGACCCGCCTCTTCGACGGCAACGGCCTGACGCGCCTCTATGTCGCTGACATAGCGAGCCTCACTGGACTTGTCGTGAAGGTGGACCTGGACGGTGACTTCGCCTTCACCAGCGCCGGGGAGACGCTGACTATCGGTACACACTTCTGGGCCGGCCCGGCAAACGCGGCGCTGGGGCCGGAGCCACGCCCCTACACCTTCCTGGACATCGTGCCGTGGAACGGCTACGTCTCAGCATGGCCCGAGCAGTTGCGGAGCGTCCAAGTGACCGCCGTCTTCGGTTGGCCTGCCGTCCCCGCTGCCATCAAGGAGGCGACGGTCGACCTGGTACGGAAGTTGCGCGACATCCAGGCGTCGGGCGCCGCCGAAGCCCTACAGAACATCGACATGGCGATGCAGATGGCGGGCAGGCAGTCGTTCATCTTTCAGGACATGAGGCGCCAGTACCGGCGCGGGGTGCCCTTCGCATGAGTCAGTCAGGAATCACCGTCACCGTCGAGGGCGTAGAGGCCCTGAAGCGCAAGCTGGGGGGCATAACGGAGCCCATCGGCGGCATCGTCAGGGAGGCGGGTATCTTCGCGCGCGAGAAGACGGCGCAGTATGCCAAGCCCCACGCCGCTGATACCGGAGGGCTAGGGCGGAAAATCACCTTGGAACTCGGTGCCGGGAAGGTGTCTCTCGAAGCGACGATTATCCCACACCGGCCGGTCAGGGCCTTAGCCGAAAAGGTTGAGGAGGGAGGCGCCACTTTTGTACCCTGGAAACCACTCAAAATCTGGGCGACGCGGCACGGTTATGTCCGGCCAGGAAATAGTGTTCTCGCCATTTCCGCGCTCATAAGGGCCAGGGGCACGAAGGGCGTCCACATGTTCGAGCATGCGGCTAAGGACACCGAGGCCAAGGTAAAGGAGCTCATCGGCAACGCCGTGCGAAGCATCGAGAGGAAGTGGGGCGCGTGAGTTACACGCTGGACGCCGCGCTGGCCCGGATCGTCGCCATACAGGCGGCGATTTCCATAAGCAGCCCTGTCGCCCTGACCATTGCCGCCGCCCATAAGGACCCGCCGGGCAGCATCCAGGACACGCCCTGCTTCCTGAACGTCATCGAGCCGGGGGAGATCGCCTACGGGCCCGGTAGTCAGCGGCAGAGGCACAGGGTCAAGATGCAGTTCATGGTCAAGGATGAGGCGGTAGCCGATGCCTCGGCCATCGCCCGCGCCTTCTTGGAGGCTACCCGGGTGGCCTTCAATGCCGACATCCGGCTGGCCGGCACCTGCACCGTTGCCCAGTTAGGCGCGACAGCAGGCGTGACCGGCCTTCAGTACGCCGGGGTCCAGTTCATCGGCTTCGAGTTGCCGCTGCTGGTGATCATGCATGAGGCGGTGACGTTCGCCTGAGGAGGTTGACTATGTGGCACTACGTCGGGGAAGGCGCCTACCTTCCGGGCATCCCCGCCCGAGACATCAGCGACGAAGAGGCGCAGGAGCGGGAGATCGAGGCGACGCTGAAGCAGTCCACGATCTACCGCCACACGCCCGACCGGCCCGAGAAGCCGGAGGAAAGGAAAGGTGAGTGATGGCACTCGCAGGGCCGGCCATCGAGGCCGGGACCATCTTCCAGCTTGGTAAGGAGAATCCGGCTAACCGCGGCGTGGCTGTAGCGGCTACCAACCGGCTCCTCATAGACAGCCTGTCGGTAGACCCAGGGGCGGTGACACACAAGCCCACGCCGGCCGTCGGGACTCTCACGCGACAAGGGCCGACGAGCATCACGCGCAAGCTCGCCCAGCTCAAAGCCGCTGGGCCCCTGAGCTTTGAGCAGATTGGCTACTTCTTGGGCATGGGTGTGAAGGGCGCCGTGACGGGCGCGGGCGGGCCGCCGCTCTACACCTATACCTACAACCCCGACGAGATCAGCGACCCCGCGCCCGATACCTACACCATTGAGCGGCGTCTCAGTGACATGCTGGCCACCCCCGGCTATGACGACATCGAGATGGAGTACTGCTTCTGCCGGCAGTTCACCATCAAGGGCGCTGAGGGCGAGGAGGCCGTGTGGCAGATCGACGCCGATATCGTGGGGCGGCAGGTCTCCAGCACAACACTGACGCCGACTATTGCTGTGCCGAGCGTAGAGGAGATCCTGGTCTACAAGACCAGCGTCTACATCAACGACACATGGGCGGCGCTGGGCAATGCCCAGATCAGCGGCCAGGTTCTCGACTTCAGCCTGACGTTCGACACGGGGCTGAAGGAGCTCTTCTGCCCGGACGGCAAGCTGTACTTCAGCAAGTACACTTTCGCCGGTTCACCGGGACGCGCGCGGGGCGCGAGCCTGGACCTCACGATGCTCGTGAACACCCAGATGGCAGCGGAGCGGACGAAGGCCCAGGCCGGCGCGACGCGGTTTGTGCGCCTGAAGGCGACAGGGGCTTCCAGCAAGGAAGTAGCCCTGGACATGGCGGTGCAGCACGAGTCGGGCGATATCGCCACCGTGGACGCGCGCGACGGCTTGCATATCGTCTCGATGAAGCTGGTGCCGCTGTACGACCTGACCGGGGCAGCCCACTTCAAGGCGGTGGTCAAGAACCTTCTGGATGCGCTGCTGTAAGGAGGGGCCATGAGCCTACTGATAGAACCGGAGACCTACCGGATCGACCTGGGCGATGGGGAGTGGGTTGAGGTCCGCCGGCACATCACCACCGGCGACCGGGCCGCCATCAACAGCCGCGCCATGATCATCGCCGCTGAGATGGGCCTCGACGGCCAGGGGGCCAAGACGGCCCGCATGACCATCGATCCGGGCCTCTGGGGCCTGGCCCTCCTGGAGCGGATGATCACCGCTTGGAGCGACCCTGCGCCCGTGACGCCGGTGAACATCGGGCGCCTGCCCGAAGAGCTGGCCGACCGCATCCGCGCTGAGATCGACCGCCTGAACCCGGGGAGGAGCGACGCCGAAAAAAAAGACTCTACCCCCAGCTCCTTGCCTGTTTTCGAGCAGCCGGTCGAGGCGATTCCGGTGGAAGGTGGCCTAGAGAGCTAGGGTACATCGCCGAGATGGAGGCGATGGGCATCAAGGACTACGATGTCTGGCTGCGGCAGCCGGCCTTCTACCGGGACGATATGGTGCTCATAGCTGAGGCGCGGCACGACGCTGAGAAGCTGAGCGCGGCCGAGCGGAAGGCGAAGGAGAAGATACGTGGGACCCGACGTTAGTCTTCTAGCTGGCCTTGGGGCGCTCCCACACGTAGAGCAACTTCACTCTGGGCAGGAAGCACATCCAGAGGAACAACTTGCTCTCGCTCCTCACCAGCCGCCAGCCTTCTTGCCCTCGGCGGTTCAGCCGTTCGCACTTGACGGACTCGGCACCGTAGCCACCAAACCAGCCAGCCCAGTCGGACTCCATGAGGTACTCGTACATCGTGACCTCCCGCCCGTGTCGCTGATAGTGCAGGCCCGCCAAGTGCGCACGGGCATTCCGTTCGGGTTGGCAAACAGAACACCCGCCGCCAACCCAGCGAGCCTACAGGGACAGTATACACCCATTGTCAAGGGGACAGACTGATGGGCAACACAGCCGAACTAGGGATCTTCATCCGGGCGAAGGATGAGGCGAGCAAGGTTCTAGGCCAAGTCTCCAAGGAGAGCGGCGGCCTATCATCCAGCCTGAAGACGCTGGCCCTTGCCGCAGGCGCCGCTGTTGCGAGCTTCGCCTCATTCAAGATGCTGGAATCAGCTATTAGCACAACCGAAGAGTTAGGGTCGGCCATCCGCAAAATGATGCGTGAGACCGGCCTCAGTGCCGAAGAATCCTCGCGCCTCATTCACGCATTCAAGATGGTTGGCCTGACGGGTGATGATGCCAGCCGGTCGATCGGTATCTTCGCCAAGAAGCTGAAGGGCATTTCTGACGAGGAGACAGGCGTCGCTACTGGCGGCAAGAGCATGGCTGGTATCCTCGCCGATATGGGCGTACAGGCGCTCGATGCGAGCGGCAATATCCAGCCCATCAACGATCTTTTGCCTCAATTAGCCGACCAGTTCAAGGCGATGCCCGATGGCCTAGAGAAGACTGGCCTTGCCATGCAGCTCTTCGGGCGCTCGGGCAAGGACATGATACCGCTTCTGAATCAAGGTTCGGCAGGGCTTGAGGAGTTGGGAGCTCAGGCTGATAAGCTGGGGCTTACCCTATCGGCGGAGAATGTCGAGAAGATCAAGGCTTATACCATCTCCCACCGCGCGATGGGTGAAGCCCTCGCTGGGGTCAAACTCCAGATCGGCATGGAATTGATGCCGATCCTTACTAAGTTTGCCGCATGGTTCACGGAGCATCAGCCGCAGATACGTGAGTTCATCAAGGAGGGCATCGAGAAGCTCAAGGAAGTGCTGGGGGGGTTGGTCGATACGTTCCAGACGGTCCGACCAATCCTGGAAGATAGCCTGCGAGCGATCAAGGACGGCTTCGAGACCATCAAGCCGGCCATGCAATGGATTCTGGACAACAAGATTGCGCTGACTGCGGCCTTCATCGCCATCGGGGTCGCTGGCGTGCTGGCCTTCACGCCGATAACGGTCCCGGTGCTGGCCGTCATCGCGGTCATCGGCGCGTTGCTCTTGGCAGTGGGCCTCATCAAAGAGCACTGGGATGACATCAAGGCGAAGACGCTAGAGGTCTGGGACACCATCAGCGACTTCCTCGATCAGAAGTTTGGCTTCCTCCGGGGCCTCTTCGAGACGGCCTTCGACGCCATCAAGCGCATCGTGGAATTCGTCTGGACGGACATCCAGACCATCTTCCAGTTCGCCCTTGACACTATCACCAACGCCTTCGCCTTCTTCAAGGCTATCTTCACCGGCGACTGGGAGGCAGCCTGGCAGGCGGTCAGGGACCAGTTTGGCGCTATCTGGGACCTCATCGCGGGCCTCTTCACGAACCGTCTGAAGCTCATAGGCGACATCGCCACCTACGCCCTGGCCGTCCTGAAGAACGTCTTCTTCGGTGGCTTCAACGCCGTGAAGGATGCCGTCGCAGGGGTCATGGACGCCCTTAGAGACTTCCTGAGCGAGCACTGGAAGACCATCGTCCAGGTGGCTCTCGCCGTGCTCTTCCCCGCCGCTGGCGGCCTCTTCTGGATCGCCACCCACTTCGAGGAAGTCAAGGAGAAGGTGCTGGCCGCGATGGGCACCCTCGCAACGGGCCTCGGTTGGGTATGGGCCGGGATCACGATGGCCGCTGACGCGATGTGGCAGGCTATACGTGCCACCTTCAACGCTCTTATGGCCGGTATCGAGACCGTCATCAACGGTGCTATCGACGCCATCAACGCCATTCCAGACATAGACATCGGCCCTGTGCACCTTGGTATCCCAGACATAGGGAGGATCGAGCTTCCCCGGCTCGCCGAGGGCATCCGCGGTTTCCCCGGCGGGCTGGCGTGGGTCGGCGAGCGAGGGCCCGAGCTGGCCTACATCCCGAGAGGCAGCGACGTGTACTCGGCGCAGGAGAGCCGCCAGATAGCCGGGGCACAGGATGCCAGCACGACGATCATCAACAAGCAGAACTACGGCCGGCAGATCTTCAACTTCCCCCGGGCCGACTCGCGGGAAGCGGCCCGTGAGATAGATAGGCAGCTCAGGGGGCTCTAATGACCGCCTACGCGCTCACACCCACCACGTTCGACGGCACCAGCATCAACGACGCCACCTACGGTTCCCACTTCGAGCGGGCTGATGACCCACTCCGCCTCGTCACGCGGGAGCCCGTCGAAGTTGAGATCGCCGGCGACTACTCCTACCCCACATCGCCGCGCTCGCAGCCGCAGTCCAAGATTCTGCCCCTACACATCGAGCTGAAGACCCTCAGCCAGACCGCCCTCAACAACTTGAAGAAGCTCTTCGATGCCCACAAGGGCGACATCATCCTGAAGGCCACAGACGGCGATAGCAACACCTGGCGCCTGACTGTGCGCCCCATCGAGCTCCTGGGCAGCGACGAAGGCCCAAACCTCTTCATCGTGCGCCTCTACGTCGCCCGCCCCATCTGGGAACAGGACAGCGCGCCCGCTCCCGATGTCCAGACCGCCAACGCCAGCCCGAAGACATGGCAGGTCACCAATGCCGGCACTGTGCGCTGCTACCCCGTGATCCAGCTCAAGCCAACGGTCGCCAAGGCCCACACGGCTGATTACCTCCGGCGCTGGCCCGTGAGCATCGCCTCCCGCACCGAACAGGAGATGCTGTCCACGGACGGCCTGCCCTACCCCATCGACGTGGCCGATGATTCGCTGGACACGGCGACGGAGGCGGGGGCCAGCCGCCTACAGGCCGACGGCGACGACCTTCGGGTCCTTATCGACGGCGCTGAGGTGCGGCGCGACCTAGACGGCGTAGCAACCGCAACCTGTAAGGTGTGGGCGAGCGCGGGCTGGAAGCCCAAGTTCTCGTTCACCCTCGCCGCCGCCATGACCGCCGTGAGCCCCGCGAACGGGGAGAGCTTTGCCGTCGCAGAGGAGAACGGCCTAGCTCTGGAGCCCGAGTCTGGCTTCGTGATGATCGGCACGGAGACGATCTACTACGGGACCCGCACGGCCCAGCAGTACCAGCAGATACTCAGGGGCTCCCGCGGCACCACAGCCGCCATTCACGCCATCGGCGCCACCGGCTACCGGCGAGAGCATGACATCTACATCCTCTCGGACTACACGGCGGCCACGGAGCCCAACGGCTCGGGCGTGGACCGGAAGCCCGTTATCGACCTGGCCCTGTCCACCAACCTGAAGCACGTCTACGCTGGCCCCTTCACGGCCATCGGGACCTACCGCAGCGGCCAGATGGTCCGGCGCTTCACGAATGACCATCTCCTGTCGCCTACGCTGAGTTTCTATGACGATGGGGCGACGGCCGAGTTTCGGGACATTGCGCCCTCGGCGGACGCCCTTCAATTCAACGGCCTGGAGCTCTATGCCCCTTGCGGCATCAAGGCGGCGGCGGGAGCCATCGAACACGACGTAACCGTGGAAGACTTGCTGACGCTGGAAGTCCTCAGTAGGGACTTCGAGGGCTTTGAGTCGCTGCTAGCGCGCTACCACTCCGCCAACGACGGCGCGGATCAGACCATAACCCCCGCCCGCGTCCTATCGCGTCTCAGATACCGGGCGAACCCGATCGTCCTGACGGGCCTCTACAGTGATGATGATGAGGCCGCTATCATGCTGATGGCCTCCGGCTGGACGAGCCAGCAGTTTGAGATCGACAACGATAACCAGATTCGAGCCCTTGTCTTCCGCCTGCAGCAAATAGGTTCTCCCGACGGGAACATTGAGATGCTGCTTGCGGCCGATGACACGGACATCATTGGTGCTTCTCTCATAAGTCCGATCACCATTCTAATGACCTCAGTTCCCACAACCCCCGACTACGTGGGGGGTCGTCTTGAAACCGTAGTCGCTATCGGCCACGTGAGTGCAGTGAAAGGCAAATACTGGGCACGGCTCCGGCGGACGCTCAATACTCAGGGTTTCGTAAAGTTCATAACAACGCCAGCCAAGATGTATACACGCGGCAAACTCTTCGTTGCTACAGGCGCTGGGCCGTGGGGACCAAATAGCGGCGGGGCATTCGCCGATTATCCGATGTCCGGTATTACCACAACCTGGACGGATCCAGGCAAAGCCGTTGCCTCAGATAATGACTATGCAACTCAAACGACCGGCGCCACCAAAGGCCAAACATCTGGCCTGAAGGCGACTACCTTTGGATTCACTATCCCGACCGGCACAATAATTGAAGGCATAAAGGCCGAGATTGAATGCAAAGCAGACGTGGTTACAGGAATTAGACTCATCTATGCCGATGTCTTCAAGGCCGACACGCCGACGCAGTGGTGGAAAAGCGTAGACGATGCCCCTGGTTTAACCGATGCGTATTACTCTTTTGGCGGTCCCACCGACATGTGGAATCTTACGTTGACGGCCGCAGAGGTGAATGCGGCTGGTTTCGGTGTGTTTTTCTTCTTTAACTTCTCGCCGGTTGGGGCTCGCGCATTCTCAGTCGATCATATCCGCCTCACCGTCTACGGTCGCGCAGGCGAGGAGGAGATACAGCAAAGCGCCGTGTTCGCAGTTTCGGGCTTGCCCGAAGGCGCTCCCA